ATGGAAAACGAGCTGATAATTACCCGTGATATCTTTGAAAAGTATTCTAATAAATATATTGTTGATATATTTAATGAGGTTTTTCCTCATGGTGCGAGAATTTCAGAAATACCAAAATTAATACCAGAACTAGATGATGACTATCCATATTTTGTATATCTGCTGTTAGATCGAGTACCTCCCACAGATACACCTGTAGTGGTTGATACATTACAAGATAGTATTGTTCATAATGGCGATGTTGTTGTTAAAGGTGATGTAATTATTGATGACAATTCAGAATTTTCGATTTATATAAAAGGTAAAATTAAATTTGAAGGGAAACTAGAGATTAATACCGCCGATATACCTATATATGCCAACATCAATAAATCATATACATAGTATAGAAGAAGCCAGCCGAAAAGCTGGCTTTATTATTGGAGAATAAAATGGAAGCTAAAAAAGAAGAGTTCATAGTTACCGAGAAATGGCTTGAAAAAATAGGGACTTGTGAAGCTGAGCTTCAAGCTTTTGAACAGCATTTCCCTAATGGCGGAGAAGCTTTAGAGGTACTAAAGCAATGCGAAGAGTTAGGTTATAGAGATTTTGGAGAATGGTTAGTAGATCACTTACCTCCCATTTATCCACCTTTAGAGCTTAATACTTTAATAGATAGTCTTTTCTACCCCAATGATGTACATATTAAAGGCGATCTTTCTACTCAAGGATTTATTCACATCAAAGGTATTCTTAAGATAGATGGGAAATTAACAGTCAATAAATATGGGGAGGTCTACTCGGGTAAAGACTGTGTAAATGCTGATGAGATTGATCTTAGTGGAGATGCATATATTCACGCACGAATTAAAGCTAATCGTATTGACATGCGTGGTGAAGCTATCATTTCAGGGGATACTAAAGCTAAAGTTGTTAATCTTGATGGTGGTCGTATCTACGGTAATGTTGATGCAGATGAGTTATACAACGATGGCGGTTACATCAGTCAAAATGCCAAAGCCGATAAAGCTACACTAATTAATGGTGGGAATATTGGCGGTAATATTACCTTCAAGTGTTTATATACTGATAGCAATTTTTATGCCCAGATATTCAGAGCCAGCTAACCGCTGGCTTTAATTTTAAGGAGATTAACATGGCACGGATAACAAAATTTGAAAAAGAAGTTTTAGAAAGGATTGATGAAGAAGTAAATTTAACAGAAAATGAATTTATAACAATCTTAAATAAATATACTCGTTATAGATATATTCAGGAAGAATACGGCTATGAAGTCACCTCGTCCATAGTAAAAATACAAGATAGGCATTTCGTAATACATTGGAAACGTCTATTGGGTAGCGAGGGTCAGATTGATGAATATAATGCTTATTTCGAATCCCAGCCTATTGAGGTACACGAGGAAACCCGAATAGAAAAACGTAAAATATGGGTAGACGACCAAGGTAATGTTGTTTTTTAAAGCCAGCATCTAGCTGGCTTTGCTTTCTAATAACTACGCCTCATTAGTACTGAGTTTTCCGGAAGAAGTTAGAACAGGGAGCACATATCGACCAGGTAAAGGAGATGATTTAACTGCTTTACCAGACCATATGCTAGGCCAGTAATAACCGGTTACCCTACTGCGTGAAAAAGCGGCAATTTTGACCTCGTCCCCCTGATTGCCGCCCAGTACCATCAAATTGTTTTTTGCATCTACGCCCACAACAAAACCAACATGACCGCCACCCTGCCGAGTAAAGGTAACAATACAGCCATATGCGGGCTTATCCAGCTTAGTCATTAATTGAGCATTATCCCATTCTCTTGCCCTGAACCAGTTTTTGACCACATACCGACCAGTTTCACCCAAACAGTGCCCGACAAATAAGCCACACCACGGTGTCTCATCATCACGCCACCATGCTTTGCTTTCCGTACCGTACTTCCCCATATCATCAAGCCATTTTATGATTGTCGGGTTATGTTTAGCGCCTTTAATCTCACGTAACCCGATGTATTTACGTGCTTCACTAATCCATGATAATTCATTCATTGCTAAACCTTTCATGCATAAAAAAAGCAGCCAGAACGGCTGCTGTGTATAGACTATTTACATTTATTAATGTATTATTAAATTTATTTCCCCTTTAGTTCATTTAAAGCCCTCAAAAACTCCTCCGTGTTGAGGGTATTTTTTTGCCATTCATACATTGGGCGAAGTTGGCCTTTACCATAAATATATTCAACCAATCCAATTTTGGATTGGATAAAAGAATCAGGTATTTGTGCTGTAATATTCTTAAAAAAAGCCAGCATCTAGCCGGCTTAGTTAATACAAATTACTGATTGAGTTCATTTATCACGCAAACGACGAAATACATTTAATATTTCTGGTTTTTTTAGTAATTCACTGAAAGCCTCATCTGCATCAACCGTTTTCATTCTCAATTGTCTTTCATCCGTAGTTTCCTGAAATATCTTATCGGCTTTGGTTGAAACTTTATTGATAATATCTGTCTCTAATGACTTTATATTACTGAGCTTTTCTTTAATAATCCTGCGCTTTTCCTCAAGAATACTGAGAGTTTCCTTAATATTTTCCATAACTTATTCCTCAAAATTATTTTTATTCTACCTGATTACGTTGATAATTTCAGGTAATCTCCATGCAATTATAATCATCAGAATAATTAACGCAGCCGTCCACATGGTTTTGCGCAATTCTTTGGGCGTGAAATTAATAGCTTTCATATGCACTCTTTGAATAAAAAGCCAGCGTTTAGCCGGCTTAAATCTGTTACATAATCAAATCACTATAACATCTGATACTGAAATGGGGTGGTGCCCAAATCACTCATATTTACCCCTAACTATTTGATAATTATAAATTTAGGGTGGTGCCCAAACCTATGCATCATAGCGGTTGATTATGTAACAGAATCAAGTTAGCCACCAGCCGGCACCTTATTTCTGCTTATCATCTGTATCGCCAATTATCTTTTCTGCCCTGTTACACACAGCATTAATCAGTTTTTTAGCCAGCTTCGGCGCAGTTGCTTTGAATGCGTCTAACAGAGATTTAGAAGCCATCCCAGCAAATACCCCAGCACCGGCAAACAGCCACGGGTGATCCTGTGTAAAGAAATACTCTGTTACTGCGGCCGAAAAAACCATGCCTATAATGATGAATGTCACAGTGAGCATTACCCCATAGCGTCGATAATCAGATACCACCAGCGAGCCGAGAAAGCCGCCGGCAAGGGCAAAACAGTTGGACAGTGTAAAAACCTCATTCATTATTTCCCGCCTTTTTTATCTTCTGCCTGTTGCGTGTTTTTAATCAGATTCCTGCCGGCCAATGCGCATATGATGGCAATCAGCGGATAGGTGGTCATGCCTGTGGACAGCGGCGGATAGGCGGCGATAAACGTACCGGATATCACAAACCAAATCAACGCCGACCACAGCAGGCAGCAACCGGATAAAATATTGCTGCGGCTGGAATGACAAAAGGCAGTAAATAACTGCCCGATAGCAACCACAATTAAAATGGTCACAAACACCTTAGGATATAAATGCGGGAATTTGCCGTATAGATCCTCCTTAATTATCTCGTCACCATGCAGGCCGAACACCAGCGCAAAACCCAGCATAGCGAATCCGTTCAGTACTTCGATTATTCGCGTGCCGGTACCGAATAGCCAGTTTTGCAGTCTGTCCGGTAAAAACCGGAAGTCCAGTAACCAGTAAAACCATTTAATCGCTTTTGTCATGACATATTTACTCCATAAAAAAAGCTGCCCGAAGGCAGCCTGTATTGTTGAAATTACTGATTTAGTTTTAATCTTATTGTCCTAGCGGCGTATCTGTACCGCTACCGCCATCGGGCTTAGGCGGTAAGATGACCACAATATCATCATCGCCGGTACCGTTATCGCCTGATGGCGGCTTTTCAGATGAAACCACATTAATAAACATCTTCATCAGTTCTCCGCCGGTTTCAAATTCGGTAAAGGGCGCGCCGGTATCTTTGCTGTCATCGTATTTGTCCAGAATTGCACTGAATTCCTCGCTGCTCAGCGGGCTTTTAAATACCTGCACATCACAGACAGCACCGTTAAACGGGTAAATTGGCGCATCTTCATACCAGGCGTTTTCTTCACCGGTAAGACTGAATATCCAGAACTGATTGGATTGCTGCAGCGGCAGGATATCAACTCGCTCATACTCACCGTTGACATATACACCAGCCAGCCCGGCATCGGTATTACTGCAAAAATTAAACCCGATACTCGTCCACTGGTCACTGTCGTTGATGTAAATGCCGGTTTCGGTTTTTTTGATATTGTCCTCATCATCCAACGCCATGTAATAGGTGATGATCTGGTAATCCTTAACCGCAACCATCAGCTTTTCGCTGTTGCTGCCTCCTTTGCCGTACAGTACACACAGCAGCATTGAGCTGTCCGGAAACCGTCCTGGTTTAATGCGCATGGTTAGCGCATTGCCGAACAGTCCGAAGGCGCTGGCGGTGTCTTCAAGCGGTAAATCAGAATCATTGCGGTAGCCGTTAAGCAGCAATGCGTTCGGATTGCCGATAATTTTGTATATTCTGTCTGTCTGGTCGATATCGTCGCTCGCCAGCAGATTTCGCCCGCTTAGCTTGTCTGTCCAGACGCGGTTATTATCATATTCGGCAGCGGTAAGCGGCAGAACAGTTATCGGCTCAGGTTTAACTACGCCTAGTGGCAGGTAATACCGCCAACCCTGATGGGCATAGACTTTGACAAATACACTCATATTCCCACCTCCAGGCGGCTGGCATTCAGAAATGCCGGTAATTCGTCGATAGTGTCAATGCCTTTAAACTCCAGTAGCATTTCGTCGCCATCTTTCATGTTGATAATCACAACCGGTAAATCTTCGGATTCATCTATAGCGGGTAGTAATACCTGATTAAGCCCGTTCAATGCGTCAATTTCCAGCGCGTTTAACTCGTAGTTGATTGCATCTGTAAGCTCAATAACAGCCATTCCGCCGTCGTTACGGAAGCTAGCTGCGGTCGCCGCACACAGTACCTGCGTACCTGCCGGCCATGCGACACATGCGGTACCTTCCATGCCGGCTCGCCAGATGGATAATTTCCCGCCGTCGTTACAAATGTCTATTACTTCGTAAGTTGTCCCGTCCATATTCTGCAAGGTTAGGCGCATGTAATGCTCAGGGCTGGACTGATTGAAACAATACGGTAAGACGTCGGTTATTTTCTGGGTTGCGCTTTCGTCCAGGATTAACTGAGTAAACTCTTTGTCTGCGTCCAGAGCTTCCTGTAACGTTACATTAAAGTTGTTGATATAGTGTTTCATGTGCGTACCTCGGTTAATCAGCTGATCAGCTGATAATCATCACGCAGGATTTTCCAGCGCCTGCCGCTGAGCCGTTCGCTAATCAGGACAAAACCGGTATTGTCGGCCGTCAGGCTGTAGCGATTGCCGGCGGCGTCCTGTAATTCCAGCTTATTAGCCAGCGGTAATTGCGGCGGCAAAAAATCATCGCCGTGCGGGTGATTGGGGATAAACAGGCCGTCTGCAATGCTGTAGCGCAAGTCAATAATGCTGCTATCCGGATAAATATCCAGGCTCCACAGGTGGGTTATTCCATCGCCTTTGACGGTAGTAAATAGCTGGTAATCTTTATCAGTGGTCGGATTCCCGTCCTCGTCGTACTTATCACGCCAGTACAGGCTGATATCCTTACCGCCGATAAACTGTTGCACGCCGTCGGAATCTTCAAAGCAATGGATAAAGTGATCAGCAAATTTTACCTGTGGCGCATTGCCGGCATTCACATCGTCGATTGAGTTCAGACCAGCTTTTTTCAGGGCGTAATCGCTGATTAAATCCACGCCTATAGTTAAGTCGTCCGCACATTTCCAGCGCGAATCGTATGAGCCTGTCTGCTCCGGTGCGATACCCCAGTATGCCTCATCTGCGTCTAGTGTCCAGTTAGTCACGGTACAGTAAATCAGCGGCGCACTGGCGCACGTCCATTTGTAATATTGTTCTACTTCATCTCTGTGCGGAATTTTTTTACCCACGCGTCGCTCAGTAAAATTAAGTATCTGGGTTGCTTTGTCGTCTGTGCTGCTTATCTCTAATTCCGTTTGATTGTTATACCGAAAGTACAGCTCAGCCCATGCTGAATCGTTGTAGTGGTTGGCTTCGGTTAAATAACCACAAAAGTAATTATTAATTTCCTCCACGGCTTGCTTGTACCGCTCCGGGCTTTTTTTCAGTAACCCGGAAGACAAAGGGACGGTACTAAAAAATGCCGGCGCTTTTAATTCGTTCTGCGTCAGCATTTTATATACTGTCCCTTCCAGGGTGGCCATGCCGTAATCCGCCCTAAGTATGGACATTTGCCCGCCCGCTAACGGTGCGGTGAGCACATCCAGCGGCGGCCACCAGTGCGCTGTGTTCAGTGGTGCATCATAATCGCTGATTGTCCGCTTAAGCGTTGCCCGGTACTGGTTTTTTAACTGCAATTTGTACCATGTGTACGGGCTGGCATGCATGACGTCGTCACAGACGTTTGCGTCAGGGTCAAGAAATACCCGTACCTGTCGCCCGCTGTGAACTTCAAACAAGCCTTCGATGACCCGCGCCATGTTTATCGATGGCTCGCCGGTATCATCGTTAAAATGCAGAAGTGAATAAATATCCATGCACGGGCTGCTGTCCGGCAGGTCGCCGCCGTAAGGAATCTTACAGGTGCCGGCACTGCCAAGCTGGCGCTGGCGATCGGGGACGGGTTTATATCCCGGTCGGCGCCGCCCCAGTAATTTGCGCAAATCTTCTTCAACTGTACTCATCGTGGTTAATCGCTTTTAACAGGTCAGGCTGGGATTGGGCTCGTTATGCGGTATATCCAGATTCAGTGTCTGGCCGCTGCCGTCTATCTCCAGCGTATTGGTACTTTTTTCTTCAATATCCGGCGTCTCTACCCTGAACGCATAGCCGCGTTTAGTCTTAATGCCTTTAAATACGTCGCCAGTCTCTTTGCGCACATAGCCGTTGCATTTATACAGCCTGAACTTTGACTTACCGATACCGGGGATATTGTCGTCTTTTTCGGGTATTTTTTCGTCGTCGTCTTTGTCCGCGTTCGGATCTTGTTCGACGACATCCACACCGTAAGGGATAACGTAATCTTTCAGGGTGAAGCTGCGCTGGTATTGTTCACAGGGCAGAACTGGACGCGCCGGCGCTTGCGGCTCCCGGCTAAATCCAGTGGCTGAACTACCCGGATTCATAAAAAATTTGCCGGTCAGCTCGGTTTTGCCACGCTTGGTGGTAAAGTCCCATCTGTGGGTGAAGGCGGCAATTTTGACGTTAGTATTAAACCGCCGGCTGGCTATATGCACGGTATCGGTCAGACAGGCAAACGGCAGGAATTTGGCTTCCAGGCTAATGCTGTTCTGCCGGTGACTGGACAGCATTCGTGTATAGGCTATCTGTACAGCTACCTGATAGCCGTTAGCGTATTCGCCGGGGATAACGTTATCGACGTTAATGCAATAATCCCCGTTCGGCTGCAAGGTACCTTTAGGTATCTTGTAATGCTTTTCATTGCCCCAGTTCTGCGCGGTTTTGTCGTTCTCGCTTTCGTGCTTAATGCCATAAGTCACCTTTTCTTTTTTCTCGCCGTGAATGGCAATAGAAGCCTGATTCTGCACGGTGATGATGTACTTTTCATCAATGGCCTGTTTCCAGCGGCGCATGGCTTTCCAACTTGCCGCCAGTGCATACAATTCGCTGTCGCTGCCGTCAGGAATTTGAATAACATTAACGATGTTACGGCCGTTTTCGTCTTTTTCGCCGGTGGGCTGGTAACTGTAACGGTATTCTGCAGCACGCCACAAAATGCCGTTATAGTAGCCGGGCTTTGGTGTCCCTTTAAAACCCCATTGCCCTGTAGTCCAGCCGCCGCCATTGGCTGCGCTTTGTACTTCGGTTACTTTCGGTGCCGGACTTTCTGCCGCCACTCTCACGATGTAATCGTAATCACTCATAAAGTTTAAATAACGATAACTGAATGAGATTTCGCGGTGAATCAGCCGGTCGTACTGGTGGTGCAATTCAATTTCAACACGGTTGATAATTGATACTGCGCTGCTGAGTTCTAGCGACATATTGGCGGTGTAAATATCACAATCGCCTAGCGTCCAGTCTGCGGTTTTTTTCGGTAGCCAAGAGGTTAAATGCATTTGCCCCTTAGCATCAAAATCCAGCGCTGCCGGAATGGTGCTTAAGCGGTCGCTGAGCTGGGCGTTTTTAGTCTCATAACTTTTTTCCTCCCCGAAAATTGAAGATGACCAATAGCCGATACGGTGAATCGTATCGATATTCAGCTTTTCTACTGCCTTACTGCGGTCGTAGGTGGCACTAATGGTGCGAACCCGGCTGGAATAGTCTATTTTTGGTATGTCGACAATGCCGCAAAATAGTTGATACAGGTACTTATCCGTCTGCGCATAAATGACCAATTGCTGATTAAAGTAACGGTATAAATCAATATCGCCGCATGATTCCAACAGGTACAGGGTCGCCGTGGGTGATTCGTCCTCGGTAAAATGCACCTCACAAGTGCGCACAACATTACATAGCTCAGTGCCCGCAATAAATATTCTGATTGCGTAATTTTCCCCATCAAAACCCTTGGCATATTTCGCGCGCATGTACCGCCGCTGGGAAGGGTTGAGCATTTGCTGGCTAATCTGTATTAGTTCACTCTCACCGGCCGGATTAACCATATGCGCAATGCTCAGTAATTCCCCGCCGCTGTCGACTGTGTTGTAAACGTAGTTGGCAATAGCTAATAATTCGCCGGTTGTCTGCCGGGCTTCTACATTACAACTCAGGCGTAACAGTTCTTTACCGGCACCCGTCCCCTGTTGCATACCGTCATCAGTGGCGAGTAGGGTAGTATTGAGTGAAGACAGGCCAAGCATAATAAATCCTATAATTTCCCTGAGTGCGCGATAGTCTCTGTGGTTGTTGCATTCAGTCTGATAATAATGCACGGGTCAGAACGGTCACTGCGCGGTGTGTTGTCATTGTTGGTAATCCGGATAAAAACCGGAATTGCCTTACCGCCTTGTAATTGCCCGCCCAGTGCCAGAAAAGCACCCGGCGTGGCTTTATCTAGCCCGCTTTGTGTCAGTGACAGCCTGATGTCTTTCGGCTGAAATTTGGCGCCTATATTGACAAAAATCACACCGCCAGAACTGCACTGGCTGTTAAGTTCAGTACTCCATGCCGGCTCATTAATGCTGGTACGGCCGTTACCTGTTACCTGGTACATGCAGCCGTTGGCTACAGTAGGCTCGACGATATTCCCAAAGCTGTAACCGCTTTCAGGCTGCCATTTTTTAAGCCGGCTAGCCGGTATCAGCATAATCTGCTCGTCTGATTTTGGTTTGAGTGTTTCGTAACTGTACGGGCTGCCGAAGTACAGCCGGAATTCATTCTTACCTGTGCCGTTAAAATCCAGTTGGTACGGGCTTACCGCTTCTCTGGTCATTTGCTCGTCTGCGTATAAGGTGAATGACATGTTAAACCTCATAAAAAACCGGCTGGTTAGGCCGGTGTTAAGTTAGATCTCTTGCAGTCTCATGCAGGGTTTGATTAAATAAATCCTTGAATTCCCGCGCCCCGCCGGGCTGATTAAATAATGCTTTGAATGTGACGGTTTTATTGCCGTTGGTCAGATTAACCAGGATAGACTCTGTCGGTTTCAGCATTTCGTTCTTGCCGGACTGGTTAAAATTCTGGAAGCCGGGCGGTTGCGTTATGCCGTTATTCTGCCATGCCGGAAGACTGGCTGGTCGACCAGACAGAAAACCGATATTGCTGCCGTCCCGTTCTTCCTGCCGTTTTTTTGTCCAGTAAGCCTCTTCGCGGTCGCGGTATTCCTTGCTGAATATACTTAGCGGTTTTGTGCTGTCTTCTGTACGGCTGCTGTCTTTCAGGGCAGAGGCGGCAGCGGATAAATCCCTTGCTGCGGCTTTGGTGTCTTTCTGCGCCTCATCAAAGGATTTAATCTGTTTGAGCATGGACTCAGCCTGCCGCAACTGTTCAGGCGTGGCGCCTTCTTTGCGCAGGCTGTAAAGCTGCCGCTGTACCGAATCCATACCCAGCGTGGCGACCTGTTCTTGTAAACTGCTTAGGGTGGCCATCACGGATTTTTGCTTCTGAATCTCTTCAGTAAGCGCATTCAATGCTTGCGCCTGCCGGATTTGTTCAGTAGTGGCGTGATTCATGCCCAGCCTAAAAGCAATCAAGCCGGCTTTACCGCCGGCAAGCTCAGCATAGGCTTCTTGCATTTGCTGCGTCATGCTTTGCAGTGTCTGCTGATTCTGTAACTGTTCTTTGTAAGCCTTGCTTTGCGCCAGATATTGCTTTGCCTGCTCCATCTGTGCGCTGGTTGCTTCTTTGGACGCCAGTTGAAACAGTGTCAGACCGTCTTTACCGCCCAGCAGTTCAGCGCGGGCTTCATCGGCGCTTTTGCCCAGTGATTTCAGGGTATCAGTTACTGATTTAATGTTATCTATCTGTTTTTGCAGGTTTTCCTGCTGCAATAAGGATTGCGTATACTCTTTTAATTCCGCATCTTTGCCGTTTAGCTGTCCTGTACTCTGTTTGGCTACCTGTGCCGCCACATTTTCAGCCATACCGCCGGCCATTAATTGCTTTTGCTTCTGGAGTTGGGCATTACTCTGTTTTTGCGAATTAATTAGTTTCTGGAAAGCTTCATCAATCTTTTTAACACCTTCGGCAGCAATTGCCTGTCTTTCCTCAAAAGTCTCAAAAATAGGTACATTCTTACCATATTCTCTAAGTTCTTTACCGGCAGCCACAGACTCTTTGCGAAGTCCGGCCATTTTATAAGCCATATCATCAAGTGCCTTGGCGGCTTCGGAATTAGGCTTAATTCCCCAAACTTCTTTATATTGCCGGATTGCTTCTTCTTCCGTTATCAGACAATCTTTAAGCTGCTGTTTTATCCGGTCAGATAATTCCACTGCTTCCGCCATAGTGTATTTATTTGACGAGAATTCACCTTTATTTAAAACACCATCCAATCCATCTGCAATTTTTTTTCTTTGCTCAAGGGCTTCCTTATATTTTTTTTCTGCTTCATCTATCAGATGTTTTTTTTCTAATGCATCTGCTTCGGCATACTTTTTCTTTAACTCTTCCAGAGATTCAGTTTGCGCCTTTAGCGAGCTGGTAGCCACGTCAGACGCTTTACTAACTTGATAGTAAGTCAGCGCTGCTGTTGTTAATCCGACCGCTAACCCAACCCAACCGCCAGCCGCCATGCCCGCAACACTGCCGGCTGTACTCAGCGCACCAGCCGCTGCACCTGCTGCACCGCTAGCCGGCGCCCCCGCACTGCCAGCCTTGGCAGCGGCCAGTAATCTGGCGGCGGCAGCTTCTTTCAGCATGGCCGCTACGGATTTCTCAGACGCAGCAATTTCGGCATACTTGCGCGTAATCACTATTGCCACCGAAGCAGCATATTTACCCGCATAAACTGCGGCAACAGTACCGGCGGCAGCCGATAATAAGCCCAGATGGTTTCCCATCCATTCCATTGCTGCGCCGGCTTTCCGGCTGGCTCCGGTGGTTTCATTCAGGGCACCGGTAAAAGCCATTACCTTGTTTTTTAGTACCGTTGCTGATTGCCCGATGGTTTTATCCATCTTGGCAAACTGCGCATTAACATCATCCGCCTGTTTCAAAATGGCATTAGCCACAGCATCAGAGGTTAATTTCCCGGCCGCCGCTAATGAACGCAATTGACCGACTGTGACACCAAGCCCTTTGGCCAGTGTCTGTGCTAGTCCTGGCGCCTGCTCCAGAACTGAATTTAATTCCTCACCGCGCAAGGTACCGGAAGCGAACGCCTGCGATAACTGCACCAGTGCCGCCGCCTGTGATTCAGCTGCACCGCCGCCGATTACCATTGATTTATTGATGGTATCGGTCAATTTCAGCAGTTTGCTGCCGCTTATGCCTGTTTGCGCCTGCGACATGGCTAATTTATTGTACAGCTCAGCTACGGTACCGATTGCCTGCCCGGTATTGTTGGCACTGGCCATCAACTGGCTGCGTACCTGCTGTAGTTCAGCGGTAGAATTGATAACCAGTTTCAGGCGGTTATTAACTGTTGTCCATTCGTCAGCCATATTGCCAAGCTGTTTTACGCTGCCAATACCCAGCATGGCAACGGTCAGTTGCTTAACTTTGCCGGTTGCTGCGTCTATCCTGGCATTAAAGTCAGCTATCCCTCTGGTATCAATAGTACCGCTGCCGGCTTCACTCAATGCCCGGTAACGCCCGCCGGTGCTGCCGGCTGTTTTGCCCAGTTCAGCAGTTGACCGGACAGCCCTCTGTGCCGCCAGTGCTGCTTCTTCGGCTTTTAATTCCCGCGTTCTGATGGTAGCTAAAGAGAGCAGGTTGTTTTGCTTGCCAAAGCTGGCCATATAGGCGTTCAGCTTCGCAGAATCATTCTGGTACTCTTCGCCAACCCTTTTTAATTCCTCTTTGTACTGGCGCAAAGAAACAGCACTCGATTTAAATGCGTTTATTTGCTCCTTAGTGACGCCAAGATTAAGCAGGGTTTGCGCTTTGGTGGCGATCATTGCATCAGACAGCCCGTTAACGCTGCTAGCTGATGACTGATAAGCGCGCTTTAATGCCTGCGTCGATTTTACGGCCAGTTCTTCTGTGCTGCGGGCACCGGAAATAAACCCGCTTGCATCAAGGCCAAAGCCTATGGTGATATCATCAGACATCGTGACACCTTTTATTTCTACCAGTTACCAAGCGGGCAATGCTGCCCCCAGATCCTGGCTTTAGGTTTGATAAAACACCCGCATTCACTGCACCTGTCAAAATTGTGCAAAGGCTCGCCCGCGGCTGTGTTCTTTTGCCAGCGGTTGATTTTTGGGCAGGCCGCGCAAATGGCCTTTTTCTGCTCGTAATTACTCCGGCTGTCGCGCTGCGCCTGTTCTGCCTGGTTACAGTCACACATCATGTTTTTCTCCAATAAAAAACAGCGGCTGTATGCCGCTGTTATCAGATTGAATCCAGCAAAGCTTCCATTTCTTCCAGATCATCCTGCTCACCCGTTTCATCCTGAAAAAATTCATCATCCGCCTTATATGGTAATAACAAATCTTCCAGTTGCAGGCTGTCATCGCCGGCCGCACGGGCAGTCATCAGAGTATTTAAAGCAATAGCCTGCTCAGTGCGCCACTGCGGAAAACCAAAACGCCTGTAATAGTTGTGGTACCGGTTTAACTCACTGAGCGGCCAGTTATCAATCTCACTGGCCGGTATATGCAATAAGAATGACAATTCAATTATGAATTTTTCGCGGCCAGTAACTTTTTTAGTCCGTCATCACCGTTAACACTCCAAAAGATGGATACGATTTGATTCATTATCGTAATGGGCAGATTAGCCAAAAATTCCACATCCTCGCGGTCATCCGGGTTAAATATCGGATTACCAGCACTATCAACAATCATCAGTGCTTTTTCCCTGATACTGGCTAACCCGTCTGCATTATTTTCGGTAAATTCGGCGCAACGCTGAAAATAAATTGTCATTTCGCGCACGTTAAACTGTTTAATGTAAAAACGGTCAAGCGGCGCAATGTCCGATACCGGATAAATTTTTGCGGCCATGTATGGCCGCATGAGTTTTTTGATATCTTCTTTATTCATTTGTACATCTTTGTTTAAATTTTCAGTTGCTGTTGCATTAGCCATATTATTTAACTCCCTTAGCTGTATCTAATTTCCGATTGCTGCCGTTGATTTTCAGTTCTAAGGCAAATTGCCATTTATCACCGCTTTTACCGTCCTGATCAAAGCTGGTAATTTTGACTTGAAAGCCGAAAATGTACCGGCTGTCTTTTAGTTGAATAGTAATAAAAATGGTGTCCATTTCTTCTGCAACCTCTTCCAGCATATTCTGGACAGGCTTATCCGGCACCCACAAGCCGGACAGGCTGATACTGCCTGCCTCCTTTTCCGTTTCTGTTACGCTGCTTTCGTCACAGTTAGTGGTGACATCTACCTCTTTGGTTTTAAATTTGGATATTTTTACGCTGGTCGCGTCGCAGAATCGATAACAACGCAGTGCGGTAAATTTCGCATCTGTTACCGTCCCGATATCTGTCCCGTCCAGCCCGATGACTGCATAAGTATCCTCGTCACTCACATCCACCAGGTAATAGCCGTTTATTGCCTCATTGCTTTCGCTTTCCAGCCAGATAGCATCGCCGGTTTTTAATCCATGCGCCAGCGCACTGGCAATAGCTGGTTTAGTATTGGTTAATGCTGTAATTTCTTTTGTTGGTATTTCCGGCATAGCGTAAACATTTAATATGTGTTTATAGCTTTTGCCGCGTGTAACCCTGCGTCTGCTAGCCTGAGCCATAATAAAACTCCATAAAAAAAGCCACGGTGTAAAACCGTGGCTGGTTAAAAAATAAGGGTTAATTAATCAGGTACGCAAAGGTTGCCTGATATTTATTCCTGTCAAAATCCATCATAAAAAACGGTGCTGCCTGCAAGTAACATTCCAGCTCGTCGCATTGGTTAATGGTATCCATCACCAGTTTTACCGCCTCCGCGCGTTCTTCCGGCGAATTTGCGTAAATATCTACTTGTACCCGCGGGCTGTAATCCTGATAGCAGTTAGTTGCAATCACTTTTCCGGAAGTTAGGATATAACGCACCGCCGGCCATTGCTTCAAATCTGCGGCACTGTTACTAGCCGGTACCGCATCCGGATAAACCCGCCCGTCAAATAAATCCTTAATGACGGTGTAAAAAATAGCTAATTCTTCCATTTTTTACGCACTCCCTTTTTTCCATGCTTCATTTACTCCTTTCAGCATAACCTTAAATGCTTCCTTTTTAGCCTCACTTCCTTTGTTGTAATAGGCAGTACTCATAAACGGGTATGGCTGCCGCATATTGATACCATACTCCACAAAAGTGGCAATCTGCCGCGCACCTTTTGGGATTTCCAGCGAATTGGACACCGTGACAATGTGCTTAGAGGTTAAGCCTGGGCGTTCTGAAGCAGGGATACGCTTCATGATGATACTGCGCCCGACATGCCCCGGCTTGACAACTGTGCGGGTTTTACCGCCTTTACCGTCGCGGTTGTACACCACATAATCATCAGGTGCCGTATAGACAATTTTCTTAGCTTCATCACGGAGAACGGCACTGCCTCTGCCGGTTGCCTTTTTAGCCAGTTCACCTTTTGCGGCTTTTTGCACACTCCGGATTCTTTGCTTTAGCTTGTCCAGCCCTTTTACTGAGGTTGTTATCTTCATAATCACCCCGCATTCATACCCTCAATACAGGGCAGATTAATCACCTCAGCATGTACGGAATCCGGCAAAACCGCCTGAATATTAAAAACCTTGCCCTGATAAACCAAACGCCATTCCGGACTGATTCCGGCCGTTAGTTTGCTTTTGCGTATCTGTACCGAAACATTACAGCTTTCAGCATTCAGGCCGTTTTTAAGAAACTCCCGCCCGGACAGATAAGACAGATTCGCCCACAGCCGGCCGACATCAATCCATTTACGATCAATTCCGCCTAAACTGCCTTTGCTGATTTCAGGGCGCTGCAACAATACCCGCTTATCCAGCTTGCCTGCGGCTATGCTCATTCTTCACCTCCACATGAGCCGGTAAGGCTCTAGTAAATAGCTCACACCATAATTCAGATATGAGCAATTCAGCGCCGTAACTGCTTCCCGGTTTTTGTACCAGTTAGCCGTGAGTAGCAGCATTGCCAGATCAACTGAGCTGTTATACAGCATGCCGTTCGGGTCGGATTCTGGTACTTCATCTGCGTACCAGTTGCGCCCGGTGTACTGTATAACCGCTTGTTGCGCGGCGGCCAGATAGATTTTTAATAAATCATCTTCGCTATCGTCATCAATCCGGCAGTTTTGGCGTATCTCTTCAATACTAATCATACGCATTCCCTGCCGCCCGTCGCCGGGCGGAGTGCTCAGTTATTTAGTTTTAGCAGCCTGTTTTCCGGTAGTAGCCGCATTCGGATTACTGCCAGTCAGCGCACCGGAGACAAAAGCACCTCTATGATAAATAGCCAGCGCCAGCCGTTCTTCGCACAATATAGTGACCATATTTCGCACAAAATCATCCTCGTTACTAAAGGAGATATTAACGGTCATTTCCCAGCGGTCATGAATCTGCGCGCCCATTTGAAAAGCACCGGTCAGGAATTGCCCGTTAGCCATAGCCGGTGTTGCTACCACTGGCAGTCCCCACAACATCGGCTGTGTATTCCCATACGGATTACCGATAATATAGCGCCCGATGTCATCTTTTGAGAGTTCGATTTCTGTCCACTGCACCGGGTTTAGCACGTGTCCGGTTGCGCTGTAGTTAGTTAAAATCACCTGTGTCATAGCCAGACGCAACTGATCAATAGCGCTATACTCCGTCATTGATGTGGGATTTCTGAATACTGTTGCATTAGGTATCAGGCCGGTTAACTCATTACCGCCGCGACCATTTAACAATTGACTTTCTTCCTTAAGCTTAAGTCCATATTGCAAGCGGCCGTCTATCTGTGACCGCAACCCGGAAGCATCATCAAGAATCTGTCTGGAGGCTCTGATGTAATGAGCAACCGTAACCACAGGAACGCTTTCCTGTATGTAATCAATGTTTGATTCCGGTTTTCTCTGTCCTTCTGTTACCGCATCTGCCTGATTATCGAAAGAATCTTCTCTGGGTACAGTTATCAAATTGCTGTCAGTATGCCCAGGCATCAGCAAGTCGCGTATCGTCAGCCGCTGGTTGGGAAGTTGTACAACATTAGTATAATGTGGCTGCACCAGTGCACCTGCACTATAATCTAATTGACTACCATTACCGCTACCCAGCTCTTTGGTATTGATATCAACGCGGATACGATCTTCCCGTGAAAAATTACCAACGTTTTTAAACCGCTCAGAATCCGTCACCATTTCGCCCATAGACTTTTTACGCGGCGGCGTGGCTTCATTGCGTGCCAGCGCCTGCTCAATGTCACTAATTTGGGTTTTCAGGCCGTTATAATTTTTCAGTGCTACGTCAAGGTCACTCTTTAATTGATCGGCAACCTTTTCGCCTTTGTCCATTCTGCCCTTGACTTCGTCGTATCCCGATTCAATTTTTTTATAGTTTTCGTCAACTTCCTGCTGCTTTTTTTTCAGCTCTTCCGCCAGTTGAACCACGTTTTTTTCTGTTACATCGCCCATTTAATCACCTCGTAAAATCTGTAGTGCTTTGTCTATGTCAGACATCTGCTTGGTTGGTGCTGCCTTTTTTGACAGCGAAAAAAAACCGCTGTCGTGAATGACAGCGGCTTGTTCTGCGTTGAATCCGTTTTTTATTAACAGTTCTTTGAACTGCTCCGATGACGGCAACCCGTAATCGTATTTGACACAATTTATTCTGGCCTCATCATTGGCCGGAAAAGTCACTATGGACACCTCATATAGTTTTACCTCCAGTAATTTAAGAGAATCATTATCACGGTCATATTCTTCTTTAACGGTACGATAGCCGATTGACAGCCCGTCAATTACCTGCGCTTTAAGCAAGGCGTGAACTTCCCGCGCTTTGCTTATGTTTTCAATCAGTAACCGTCCCTCAACATATAACCCGTGCTCATCTTCATACATCTTGGTATAACAGCCAATAATCTCATCCCTGTTATGGTTAAACAGTACCGGCGGCCATTTGTTTTTTGCATTCCAGTCATTCAGCGATTTTGCGAATGCGCCCGGCATGACAATATCGCCGTATGAATCCTTGGTGTAATTAACTGAGCCATAGCCAGAAAAAAATCCGTCATCATTGACGGATTTAATCTTAAGCTGCATATCCATTTGCTTATTTTGCATAACGTCACCTTTGTTTTATTGATTCCTTTGCCGCCTGATTCAGCGTGCCCATATTTAGCTGTACGGTCAGCTCATCCCCACCCTCAACAGCCGGCAGATCTTCAAGGTCGCGAACGTGATTACGTGAATAAATACCGTTCTGCACCATAGCGGTGTAAAAGCCGGCGCGCTTTTCCGGTGAGGCTCGCAACAAGCCCTCCGTGTTGAATTTGGGTGTGTATATTTTGCGTTCTTCCGGGCTTAACAGCCGGCGCATGATTGTCTGTTCTATCCGCGTCAGCTTCGGTACCATGACGAACGACTGAAAACTCAAAACGGTATTTTCATAACTGGACGCCCAGCTGGAAGATTTACTGGTATGGCCGATTAATTGCGGCGGAACACCGAAACAGCGGCAGATTTCCTCAATCCCGAACAGGCGCGATTCCAGCAGTTGCGCATCAATCGGGCTTAATGACGGCGCGCGGTTCTGTAAACTGAATCCGGCTTCAAGTAATGGCGTTTTTCCGGCTTCACTGGCTTCGGTAAAATCCTGAATCCATTTCTTGGCTTTGTCGCGCTGTTCTTCTGTCAGAATAGGTGCGCTGCCGTTTCCGATACCGTTGTAAACCATTACATCACGCCCTTTAAACCGGTTTTTGTAATCAAATGCGGTAGTATCGTTGGCATTAATTTGCAGCCCCAGAATTTCCGAACCGTAGGTAAGCGGTGATAGTCCTATTATTCCGTCTAGCGTAAAATCTTTCAGGTGGAAAACGTCCCGCGCCGTTATTATTCGGTCGCCGTCGAACTCGTTATATTTGTATTCGATTACGCCGGTTTTCAGCCGCTTTATTGTCATGCGTTCGGCGTCCAGTACTTCCAGCGAAATTACCCGGTTATTCTTACGCTTGATTTCTGCGTATGCGTTACCCTGAATATCTACAGATGTCATCAATGCCTGCCAGAATTCGCAAGGATTCATGTCCGCATTGGGTGCATAGCGGAAAAGGTCGTATAGCGGGTGATCAGTCGCTATCTTTTTGTCTGCTGTTCTCAGCGCAAACGGTAAAGTAGACACCAGTCCAGAACGTAAATTAATGCATGCCCACACTGCCGCTAGTTTTAACGCCTTTTCCGGCGTTACCACCACCCCGCTAACCGAGGCCGCGCTGCCGGTTGTCTGAATACTATCGCCTTTACCCAGCTTTAACTGCGGCCTGAAAGCATTAATCAGGCGGCGGAAAAAGCCTGTATCCTGCAAATTAGCCATTTAGTTATCCTATAATGTAATTGCTTAAAAAATAATCAACACCCTCACTAGATTGTGACGGCGGATTGGTCGCAATAATGGTTACTGCATCAAATAACGCCATTAAGCTGTCTATCTTGGCGGAACCTGCATTCTGTTTTGTTACCTGAATCGCATTACCTGATTGAGTAACCCGTGCGTTACCGACATTCCAATTCATCAGCGGCTGATTGGCATGCCACATTGAGCGACTAGCTAGGGCGCGCTCAGTAGCTTTAATGGCACCGGTCATCCGGAAGCCCTGAGGAATTGATTTAAATAAATCAGCCGGGCAAACATAATTGCTGGCTGTAATTATGTTCTGAATCGTTTGCAAAACCGGCTCCATACCGTAACGGTCGACCGCGATCGAATGTAGCAAGCCCGTCCGGAGAACTTTTACACAGATATTCGCCACCTCTGTTAAATCATCGCCCACGTTTTCGCAAAAAGTCATATCTCCATCTTTTACAAAACTGCTTAACTCCGGCAGTATTTCCTTACGGTTATGCAGTACCGGCGGATTAGCCCATGCATAGCTCCATGACAGCCAGTGCTGGGTGTTTTTTTCGCGTCCCACGACCGATAATCCGAATAAATCATCATTTCCCCCGCCATCAAGACCAATTACTACTACCTCGCTACGTTCTAACAGGGTGTCAAGAGTTAATGCGTCATCAGTTTGCACCAGCCAGTAATCGGCACCGCTCCAGCGGTCAGAACGCAAATTCAGGCCGACTTCTTTATTTAGGTGTTTAGCCTCAAATTCGATTAATGCCTGTTCGCCTTTGGCTTCTGCCTGCCGGTATTCACCGATTAAAGTAACCTCGTCTACTGAATAGCCGATACTCGGATTGGTGATATAGAAGTTTTCTTGCTTTTTATAGGCTCCCGACTTAATAAACGACTGCGGAAATTCATATAAAACCGACAGGTAGGTGTTATCACTGAATTCTTTCCCGTCTGCTGTTCGGCCGTCTCTAACCATTCGCGCATATTCAAGCTCGGTTTTGAATACACCTGCTGGCGGTTTTTTGGACTGCGTTGACAGCATGATTAAAAACCCGTCAGGCTTAGACATCAGGCCGCCGGTAGCCTCTTTAATGATGGATTCCGCATTAGCAATGTCGCCAAATAAATGCAGCTCATCTATCAGGACAAAAGCCGCCTTTGAGCCGCCGGCGGCTTTATCATCTGCAGCAATAACTTTAAGCGTTGATTCAGTCGCTAAATGGGTTATTGTCCTGGTGTGCTTGGATATCCGGTACCGTTCACGAATTTCAGCATCAAATTCAATCATGCCGGCTGCGGGTTTAAAGGAATTATCAGCCACTTCTTTAGTGGGAGCCAGAATAATAGCTTCAACTAGGTGACGCTCGTTTAATTCCAGCGCAGTAATCATAATTCCGGCGGCAATAGTTGATTTAGCGTTTTTTTTGCTGATCAGCAGAAAGAATTTTTTAATCAGTCGCCGTTTTGTCTCTATGTCCAGCGCGCCAAAAATTGCCCCGACAAATTCAAATACCCATTGCGGCATAACATCGCGCATTCTGGGTAATCCGTCCATATCCGGCACTATCAGACTACCGAAAACCTCTATCGCTATTTCTGCCACATCAGAGAAAAGCGGCTCCGGTATTAATGATTGACGGTTAACAATCCGCTCTTCCCAGTCAGGGCAGGCTGTTACCCATTCAGCCATTTATTTAACCTTTTTTAGTTGCCTTTTTTGTTCTAGACGGGCAGACAACCCGCCGGCGCGGGATTGTTCGATGGCAGCATCCAGTGCCGTTTCCTTTTTACCGGCCTCACCAATGCGAGCGTGCACATAGGGCATTAATGCTTTGGCAGCATCGACCCGTAACTTAGGCGACCAGCGCTCATCATTTATCACACTTTGTAAAAACAGCATTGGGTCATTATCTGGCACCTTCTGAACAGGAGGATCAGCAGACGCAGACTTAACAGCCTTGTTAACATTATTAACATCTTTGTTAAGTGTTTTGTTAAGTCCCTCCGGTTGTGCTCGTAACTCTTCAATGCGGGCTAAAATCTCCGGATTTCTCATTAAACGGCTGGCCGCTGCCGCTGCCCCATTTTTGCTATACCCCGCATTGATACAGGATTCCGCCTGATTCTGCCCTGCGGCCATATTCCGTGCAAATAATTCCTGCTTGTCATTTAATAACATGGTAAATTGCCTATTTTTTGAGCAGTTTTTAACGGTTAACAAAAAAATATCGGGGGAATTTTTTTACAAATGAGGGGACGCGCGGTGTCGGCGCGGTGTCACCTCTGAACTTTCGACCCGCCCCTACCTATTCAAATTGAATATTAGTTACATAATGTTACTATTTCAATTTGTAATTGTTTCATCAGACATGCTTGCCTTTACACCTTACCATCCGCGCCTGTATCGCTCCCTTAACTCATCTGTTGTCTTCTGTTTGTGGCAGTCAACACATAACACCTGTAGATTACTGTCATTGTTACTCCCGCCTTGTTCAAGTGGGATTATGTGATCTACCTGTAAACTGCCACCAGTACGACCACATAGTTGACAACTAAATCCGTCCCTGATCATTACCCTTTGCTTTATGTTCTGCCACTGGGCACCACGTATCCGCTTAGTGGCGCCGGGCTTGTCTTTGAATACCGTAGCCGATGAGCCGTTAAATTCGGGTAGGCTGCTTTTGTAGGTTGGTATTTTCATGACTCCTACCCTGCAGTATTAATTGTCTGTGTTAATAGGCTCGTGTTCATCATTGCGCATGATAAGATAATTTCTAGCATATCTTTATCATTGGCGATGTGCGGATCATCTTCCCCGCACTCTACAGTAACCGGGTAAGTGCCATTCTGAGTTTTTAACTTGACTAGCGTCGCTTTCTTTTGGTTTTGAAGTACTATTGAAAACTCGTCTGGTACATCATTGTTTTGCTCAACAAGAAACTGATAACCATCTGATACAGCTATCTCATTAAACTCTTTTAAAAATTGATTTAGTACTTCTTCTATCTCAGAATCAGCTGCTTTCGCTTCTGCAGGCTTAAAGCGCTTAATAGCGTTAGGTATACTGGTAATCTTAGCCTTATCTGTACCATTAATCATGGCGAAAAGCTTGTCGCCATAATCTAGGTTATTAAATGCCATGCTATGTGATTGACAAATAAGCCTATAAAGAATTGTTATCAGTGCTGGTGCTTCTAGCATTCTGAATAATGCTTTTTCAATATCTTTTGCGCCGTTTACAGTAATACTTTCAGCGGAGCCTATGTGAATAAACTCTGTAAAAGCACCTGCATTACCACGTTTAATTGCTGCCAGCCTTACAGATTCGCTACCTTGATGTGCTGTAATTAAAATAGTGTCATTATTATCTGCACATGCGTAATCAACATAAGCTGCACTATCATCGAAATTACCATCTAATAGATCAACATCGCCATTATTAGCAGGCTCAGCAAGTATTCCATCGATAAAATTATTTAACGCGTCAATGTAACCATTTATTACTTCAAGCATAGCTTCGGCTTCTTCGCAATTAAGCAAAACTGCTTCCAGCCCTTTACAAAATGCGGCTTTGATTTCTTGTTGCTTTGTCATACTTATCTCCAATATAAAAAGCCCACGCACGCGCGCAGGCTTGTCTCTTTTTGCCGGTTAATATGCATACACCAACAAAAAAGCGGATTAGCTATTAGCCAACCCGCTATAAATAAATATCATATGTAATATAAGTAATTTGCTACTAAACCCAACAAAAAAACCAGCTTTTATGGCTGGTTTATTGGTTTGTAGTAATCTGTTTCATATTTTACCGGCGCGACAATGCATACCGGCGGGGTAAATTTAAACACTCAACACTATGATAATGTCGATAATTAGATGCACTACTTTGAATTGTGGGCTTTAATATACAGTCAAATTTAACTAGATGCAATAACTATTTATTAAAATATTTACTAAAATTTTTGTGACCTTGCATCAGGAGCCAAAAATCATTTAAGGCATTGGTTACTTGCTTCGCCCAGCTTATGTGGCAAAAGCGTCTATACTGGTTTTTCTTTCTAGCAGCCATTGATGGCTTTTTATAATACCGGCTAACATATTGATATTCTATCTGTATGATTCTAAGGGATTCTATGTTATTTTTAGCTAGCATATGCAAGACGTCATCAATGATGTCAAATACTTCTGGCTTGAAACTTGTCCAGTCTACTGATACAGCTTCCAGTTTAACTACTGATCCATTTTTATAACGCCATTCAGCACTAACACAATGACTTTTCTGCCATCTATCCCGATTGCGTAAGCCATAGATTTTTAATAATTCTTCCGCTATATCCAACTCAGCCTTACTAATCATTTTATCCACCCTGCAAATTTTCGATGCTCCATGAATTTGACATCATTATCGGCCGCCCAAGCGCTGATATATTCAATCAGGCTATTAGCCCGTGAAACACTCATTTTGGCTGTTGATTCGCGTAAATTAATAACTTCACCCTCCAGCCCGATTACCATCTCAATATCCCGATTAGTGGCCATTGCATGCCCGCTAACAAATATGGCTTTCCATTCCTCAATGCTGCGCTGTTTACCTGCGAATGTTTTCTGTTTGGCAATGTCTCCAAGCATTGCGTGGAGTTTTGAGTTTTGCTCATCTGAGCGTTTTATCTTGCGGACTTCAATAACGATACATTCATTACCGTTTAACAATGAGCCGACAGAATTCCAGATGAATGTCATTACTTCCCGCTTATTTTTTTGATTAATTAAACGTTTGATTCTATCAGTCATAGCAATGCACGCCTCTTTGTTTCATATAGCTTTCTAAGCTCTCGCAATTCGTCCTTTGTGTAATGCCTTGGTGTGTTATCGGTTTCTAAATTATCAACAGCCGCCTGTCCTATACGGGTAATTAAGCCAATACGATAATTAACATGGTTGCCGCTTAAATAATTGTTGCAATGCTTACACTGTCCATGACAGTTATTTTCATCAAATCGTAAGTTTGGTGCTGATCCAACAGAACGATAATGCCCGGCGTCGTAGCCATTAGGTTTATCAGGCAACGGATTGCCACAACTAATGCACGGCAAATATTTATCTCTTAATCTGATATAGGCATTAAATGCCGCTTGTGCCCGTTTAGTAAGCTGCGGGATAGTCTCTAATGCATGCTTGCGCGCTTTAATAATCGCCCGTTCTTTGCGTTTTGCTGCAGCCTGTGCTTTTTTGCCGTCTGTCTCGCGTTTTTTCTTACTCAGTGCTATTGCACATGCGGGACTGCAAACAACCTGCAGAGGGCGCTGTTTTTCAAATACCGAACTACACCAGCGGCATTTGCGTTTGATTGTTTTATGCTTATTGTTTGCCACGATATGAATCCCAGTCAAAACCAAGAATTACTCCGCCGCCTTCCTTTATGCGGTCGTAAATTCGTTCACCTAGCGCAGCCTTGAGCTGGTCTTTGTTCAGGTTGCTAATAAAAATGGTCGGATTCATGTTCTGATAACGGGCATTAATAACATCAAACAAAGCACGGCTTTCCGCGTCTGTGCCCGATTGAATGCCTACCTCGTCAACTATCAGCAGGTCGTAATTTCCAAACGCTTCGATAACTTCCGTTTCTGAATATTTGGTGTTGTAGCTTTTTGATTCTCTAACCAGTCTGTTGATTTCTGAAACACTAGAAAATCTTGCTGTACCGCCATAGTGTTTAATGACACATAAAGCCACCGCACAGGCGAGATGTGATTTTCCGGTACCAGTATTACCCAGCATTGTCATACAGCGCCCAGAATGACCCTGAGGCTCTTTAAATTCTTTCAAAAAAGCTACGACGCCGTTAAATACCTCTATTTGCTCTGGACTGCTCAATTGATAGTTTTTAAGCGTTTTACCTTGAAAGCGTTTAGGAATGCCGGAATTGCCTAAAAGCTCATCAATCCGTCTGCTTTTGCGTTCTTTCTCTGCTTCCTCCAGCTTCTTATTTTCATCTGCAATTCGCCGCTCTTTGCGTTCACGCTCACAGGCAGGGCAGTTTGTAGTCCTGCCGTTCTGGTATGTTGTTTGTGTATATTCGCCATGAATGCTGCATAGAACTATATTTTTCCCAGTCTCAATAAACTGAGGGAAGTTAGCCAGCATTCCGCTTACTGTTGTCCATTCGTTTGTTTTTACCATGACAGCACGCCTCCTTCCGTATGCTTCGAAACGTCTTTAACGCTAGGCTTGGTTGATTGAGTTTGATTATGGCTTTCAAATAACCACGAAGCAGAAAACCCTTGCCAGTTTCTTTCTATGCATATGCGTAAAGCATTCTCAAGCGTTAACTTAGCCTTATTCGCTTCTCGTTTGATTCCATCTAACGCCGTTTGAGTGAGAGGCGCATTTTTTGCTTTGCGTATAGCAATAAAATCACTGGCAAGTTGTTCGTCTATGTTTTCAGCCAAGAGTAAATTTATGCCATAAACCCAAGTTTGCGGATTTTTGGTTTTTTTGTGTTTATTTATATTTTTATTATTTTTATTATTTTTATTATTATATATATTATTATTATATTTATATATATTATTATATATACTACATTCTTCACTTTTTTCACTATCAGAGCCCACAAAATCTGCTTTGCCATCTGTGTAATTATCTGATAATAAACATAAATTTTCCCCAATCGGGATTTTCCCCGTTTGGGATTTTCCCCGTTTGGGATTTTCCCCGTTAGGGATTTTCCCCGTTTGGGATTTTCCCCGTTTGGGATTTTCCCCGTTAGGGATTTTCCCCGTTTGGGATTTTCCCCGTTTGGGATTTTCCCCGTTAGGGATTTTCCCGATTGGGCTTTTTACCTCTTCGACTTTATTTTGATTGAGTATTTTAGTCATATCATTGTCGATTTTAGCGGTCGCTACAAGACGCGGTGTGTCGTAGACAAAATAATCTACTTCACCGGTAGCTTTTCGCTCCATGATTACATAACCGGCTTCTTTTAACTCTTTCAGCATTGCGTATAACGCGTCTGATTTTGAATGCTTACGGCAACCTTGGGTTTCATTTTCTAGATCTTTAACATTCATCGACCAGTCATCTGGTTTTGAAAGTAAAGTGCATAATAATCCTCTGGCATCAAAAGATAATATGCAGGGCTGTAAAATTTTATTATCAACCGCTGTATATGTATCTTCACGCCTCGCTCTAACTACAGCCATAATTTACCTCTGCTGCTTCTGTATCTTGATTATTCAAAATCTGAGTTGTCTTATTTGTCGTTGATTTAACACTCATATTTCACCTTAATTTAAGCTAACCAGTGAGTAACGCGCGTATCGTTTCCCTGATATGTCATCTTTTATGATTAATGAATTGATGACATAGCCTTGCTGTCGTAAATCGTAGATACGCGCACCTAGTCTCAGGAAATTAAATTTGCGTAAAGCTTCTAAGGGCGTTAAAGCGTTTCCTGCCTGTAGGTATTTCAAAATTTGTTCTGATTGGGAATTCATTATTAACCCTCTCAAATTATCTAAGTTCATGCATGGTTTTAATTGCAGCCATAACAAGGTCTCATTTATTTCTTAAAAATTTGTATTTGAGCTTTATTGCGATAGGTATGCCGCGTCTAGTCCAATTACTTACCCGTCTAACTCCATTAAGTGAATCAAACCCACACATTTGAGCGACTGCTGTTATGCCGCCAAGTTTGTGAATTAATTCTTTATCTTCTTGTGCACTCATAGCTCACCTGTAGTTTTAGTTTTTTTAATTAAACACGATGTTTTGACTTTTGACAACATTTTGATTAATTTTAATCAACGTTGTGCTATAATTTGTTTAACAACGTGATGTTTAAATGTGTAACAATTAGGGAGTTAAACAAGTAAATAGACGAGTTAGCATGGATAAAAAAATGCACGAATCAGCGGTAAGACTTTACGAAGCTGCGGCAAAAAACTACAACCTACACAAGCAAAGTGAATTAGCCAATACACTTGGAGTTGTTCAACAATCGATTTCGAACTGGGAAAAGAGAGGAATTTCAAAACAAGGATTACTGCTGATTCAGAAAAAATTAAAAATAAATGCGGATTGGTTGGCTTCAGGAGTGGGTGATGAATTAATTAGTGATAATGTAAACGACGGAATTAATAAACAATCTAATATAGGATTATATGGTGATGTATTTCTGTATGATGAAAATTCGCCTCTTTCAGGAGAGTATGTGATGATACCGCTATATCATGATACTTATGCACTAGACACAAACACGGGTATTTATGCTTATCAATTTAATCAATCTGATTTTAAATTGCCATGCTCCAAAGAGTTATTGAAAAAAGTGGGCGTTCAAAAAGAAAATGTAGTGTGTATAACTGTTACCGGTAGTAGCATGGAACCTGTTTTAAAAGATGGCTCGATTGTCGCTATAGATACATCAAGCAAAATCATTAAGGACGGTAAGATTTATGCGATTAAACAAGGGAATCTTGTGAGAATCAGAAAATTATATAGAGTAGCAAGCGATACCGTAAAAATTAGCTGTTACAATCAAGAAGATAAAGCATATTCTGATGAATTAGTAAAAATAGATGAGATAGAGATCATCGGTGTAGCTTTTTGGTGGTCTGTAGTTCAAAGCATTTAAAATCAAATATATGCATTATCCAAGCCGCGTTAAGCGGCTTTTTGTTGTTCTGAAAACAAAAAAACAACACCAAATCAACAAAACTACAAAATTAAATAATTCATAAAAACAACATATTGTTCAAAAAAATAAAACAAATTTAAAAAATATGTTGTTTTAAAATACAACATAGCGTTTAATATATTCGTCAAAACGATTTAATCAACTCAGTTGATTAGTTTTATTCACAGCATTATCCGCATCGGCTCAGGGCAGCGGAATATAAAAGCCTGAGGCAAGTTTAAAAGCTTGCTGGCAAGCCGTTAAGCCTTAGCGGGCGGCCGAAACAAAATTCGTAAGCTCTCGTAGGGCTTACAGACAGAAAAGTCTAAAAATCCAAAGAACTTTATGAAAGGACATAGATTTAAAATATTAAAAATATTAATTTTGTAGTTTATATCTGGATGACAAATTCCCAGATATAGCAGTTATCAATTAGTTTTATTTGAGTAGTTGAATTCAGTTTAAAAATCGTAGCGCATTTATCAATGGTAAGTGCGCTTGAGTTTTAAACTCGTAGCAGTCAATTTAAACACTGCTATCACTTAGATATATTTGAAAGGAGTTAGTTATGTTGGAAGTTACTGAGTGGTCTGATGAACAAATTAAATATCCGGTTGGTCGCAGAGATCCAGAGTCCGGATTTATTGTTCTGTTTTTTTCTAAAAACCATGGAGTTGTTATTTCTACTACTGAGAGATCCGGGTTCAACGTTGGAGAAATTTCACGTGATTGGGTCTCTTGTGCAAATAGTAAAGATTGGGAACCCGTAAATATCACAATTACAGGTTAAGACAATACCATTATCAATAATACAAAATCACACTAAGCAATCCAGCTAATCAATTTAAGCACATTCAACTGAGTGTGCTTACGTGGATTAATCAAGATGTATAACACTATTTAACCTTTGTTATGTGCTGTGCTAACATTTCCATAATATATATCAAAGGGAAAATAATGGACTTCAAAAACTTATATGCGCTTTTAAAAATAAAGCCGACAGCATCACAATCAGACATTGCCAAGGCAATGAGACAAGCTGCGCAGCAACAGACAATCACTTTAGATGATTTAAAGCTGTGTAAACAATATCTTTTAAATGAAGAGGAACGCACTAAATACGATGAACGTTTATTTGCCGCACACCCGGAACTTTTAGCCCCTCCGCCTGAACCAGAACCCGAACCGGAAAAAGCAGAAGAAGCTAAGCCATTAGCACCAGCAAAGACAAAGCAGGGCAATAAAAAACTGTATCTGATTTTGGCTGCTGTAGCCGCTGCAATTGCGCTGATTGCCGGTACGGTAGCTTATTTCAAACATTTTAAACCCATCGCAGAAGCAAAAGAGGCGGTTAGAGATTTATTGAAAGACCCTGATTCAGCTAAGTTTTATAATGTTGAAAAGGTTGTAAATACTCATGTCAAAAAGGTATCTATTTGTGGACAAGTAAATGCGAAAGCTACTGCTGGTGGTTATGCTGGTAAAAAGATGTTTCTATATACTAGGGAAACAAAACGAGCTTTGATAATTCCAGCAACTAAACCAAAGGAACTAACAGAAGAATTTTCTTATAGTTCTTTATATAAAGCTGCTTGTTTAAATGTCGATCCAGAGAAAATAAATGCGGATATGGCAACTTATAAAGATACTTTGGAAAAATTAGTGTCTTTACAGCGTCAACGGCTCAATGCCAGCAGTGACGAGGAACAAGAGAGATTGGATAAAGCTATAGCGACCACGAAAGCAAAAAGTGAAGAAGAATGGGCAAATATTACGATTTATACAGATAGTGATGACGATTGATTCAGTTATCACAGCATATGAATAATTAACAATGTAGTAACACAAGCCAGCTTTTTCGCTGGCTTTCTTTTTAAAGGTTGAAAATGAAATTTAAACAAGTTAATATGATTGTACAGCTTTCAATAGAGCTGTCGGGTTTGGCGACCTGATTTGCACGGTAAAACAATACCGCTCAAAGCGGTTTTTGTTTGCATAGTTCACTCAATGGGTGGGCTATATGGGACATCAATAGATGTGCTGTTTCCGTGTAAGCAGTTCGCCAACCTGTATAGCCCTACTCACCTATTTGGCGATAGGTAGTAGGTTTTATATCTACACGGAGTTTATTATGCATAATCTTATTTCTTATACATTTCATAATACTAAAATTCATGCTGTTATTATAGAATCTGAAATATTTTTCAGAGCTACTGAATTGGCTATAGTATTAGGGTATAAAAACCCACGACAAGCACTTGCGAGCCATGTGGATAAAGAGGACGTCCAGAAATTGGACACCCCTACAAAAGGCGGCAATCAAAAAGTATCCTACGTCAATGAAAGTGGTATGTATGCGTTAATTTTAGGGAGTGAAAAAACTGAGGCTAAACAGTTTAAGAAATGGGTAACTAGTGAAGTCCTGCCCTCTATCCGTAAAACAGGCGGCTACTCTCTAACATTAAATAAGCAGCAGCAATATTTAATTAAAGAGGCTGTACTTAATACTGCTGCCAAAACAGGCAAAACCTATCAGTCTGTGTATAGAAAACTCTATACTAAGTTTAAAGTACCCAGATACCAAGACATTCTTGCTAAAGATTTTGATGCAGCCATACAACTGCTAACTGTCACATCAAAAGAAAATCAATCTTATATTATAGAAATACCTTTTGATTTACGCAGAAATAGTCGTTATTTAGTACAGATTCTTAATGGGAAAGCACAACGAGTAAGTATCGCTTATGCTGAAATGCAGGAAGACTACGGGAAACCTTGGTCACCAAAGTAAAAAATCAACTTAACCAAGCCAGCTATTAGCTGGCTTTTTTAATAGGTTAAAAAGTAGAGGTTATTTATTATGGATTTAAATTATAAGCGCAAAGGCAAAAAAGTCATCCTAACAGTTTCACAAACTGAATTTTACAGACAACCAAGCAAAAAAAGATCACCTAATGCAATTCATTGCGGAAGCATTAAAAAGAGAACCAAAGTAATTAGCCGCGTGACATTTCCGGATTTTGATACGGCACTGGCGTACGGCAATCAACTTTATTTAAGGAGCAAACATGAGTGCTAAAGAACGCGACTTCGCAAAAACAGTATGGGATACATTATCCCGTGCAGATATTCAAAAATTCATTTTTTATAAAAATGGTATCTTGCCATATTTGCCTTGGGCTGTGGCATGGCAAATACTAATGCATCATTTCCCGTTATCAAATTATGAATTTGGCAAGATTCATTATTATAGTAATCAAACATGCGAAGTCTCTGTAACTGTAACCTGTAAAAATGGTACTGAAACACTTACAAGAAGCATGACACAGCCGGTTTATGATGATCACTATAACTCAATAATCAATCCAACCTCTGCGCAAATTAATATTGCAAAAATGCGATGTCTGGCGAAATGCATTGCTATGTTTGGATTAGGTATAAGTCTATATGCATCAAGTGAATCATTCAGCTCAAGACATGAAGAAGCCTTTACTGAACAAGTTCAGACTTTTTTAGATGAATTATCCACCCTTAATACAAAAAATGAGGTTATGACATGGTTTAACAATAAACGGAATACTCCCGATATAAACAAGGAAACTCTCAAATGCGCTATCAATGCGCGTGAAATTAAATTATCACAACTGAATAAAGAGGCTGAATGATGGAACAAGGTACAAAAGAATGGTTTGCTATTCGCTTGGGTAAAGTAACTGCCAGCAGAGTTGGAGAAGTCTGTGCTAAAACTAAAACTGGCTATAGTGCGCAGCGTACTAATTATATGCTTGAACTATTATGCGAACGATTAACAGGCAATAAAGAGGATAAATATGTCACTGCAGCCATGCAACGCGGAATTGATTTAGAACCGTTTGCACGTGTTGAATATGAAATTCAAAGCAAGAATGTCGTTACTAAAGCAGGATTTTATAATCACCCCACAATCGAAGCCTCTGGCGCTTCGCCAGATGGGTTAATAGGTGATGATGGTTTAATTGAAATTAAATGTCCTAACTCTTCAACACATGTGCAATTTTTGCAATCCGGAAAACCAGATAAAAAATACATAATGCAGATGCAGTGGCAAATGGCCTGTACTGGCAGAAAGTGGTGTGACTTCGTTAGTTATGATGACCGCTTCCCAGATAATCTGGCTTATAGATGTATAAGAATAAACCGCGATGAGGAAGCGATAATAGAAATTGAAAAAGAGGTTTTATTGTTCTTAGATGAATTACAAGAATTAGAGAACACTTTAAACGCCGCAAAATTTGCGGCTTAATTTTTACATAGGAGTTTATAAAATGTGGTTTAAACAACTTACAGCCTGGAGGCTGCCAGATATATCAAAGATTAGTAACATTGGATTGTTAAATAACTGCCTCCATGAATGCAGACATAAGCCTATCACAGAAATGAGTTGGAATAGTATCGGATTTATCCCCATGCTTAACTCATCATCAAATACCGATACGTATGCATTAAAGGTACAGGATACTGTCCGTATTTGCCTAAAAATAGAGGAAAAGGTATTAACCGGCTCGATGATACGCGGTGTTGTAGATGAAAAAATAGCATTTATCGCACAGCAGGAGGGTCGCAAAGTTGGCAGAAAAGAAAAGGCAGAAATTAAAGAAGCCACTATTGATGAACTTTTGCCGCGTGCCCTTACTAAAATCAGCACGATAGAAGCTGTTATTGATCTAAAAAACCGGCTCCTGTTCGTGAATAATGCTACATCTTCAAAAGCAGAAATAGTATTAAACTGTTTACGTGAAGCATTAGGAGGCCTTGTAGCAAACCGCCTTTTAGTAAATACCCCATTAACACGAATAATGACCGATTGGCTGCTAGTTGGTCATGTACCGCATAGTTTCATTTTTGATTCTGATTGTGAATTAAAAGGCTTGGGAGAATCAGCCCCGACAATCCGCGCTTCTAATCAGATTCTTACAGATGATGAAATTATCAATCATGCTCGCGACGGGAAAATCGTCACTCAATTAGGCTTGCAATGGCGAGACAATGTTAAATTTATACTGTCACAGGATTTTACATTAAAACGAATTCAGTTTTTAGATTCGATTCAGGAAGATGCCGCCCAAGATGCGGATAATTTCGAGCAAGCCAGAAATGCTTCACAGATATTGATGACAGATGCTTTATCAACTTTGATTAATGAGATTGCAGAAATTGCAGGCGGCTGGCTTGAAAACCAAAAGGACGAATTTACCGGCCAGCTTTTTTCATAACCTGATTAATCAATGCTAATAAGCAGGGTAACAATATGAATACGATATTAAAGATAACCGCCTGTGCGGTTTTTTTTATTGCCGGCTGTGGCGCATATAAAAATATGGAGTCATGGAGCGTTACTGAAATAACAAAAACGTTAAGTGACGGCCGTACAGTAGTTTGTTTAGTAGCTGGTAGCGGGTTGTCCTGTGACTGGTTTAATGCACCGCTGGTACCGTCAACCTATCCGCTTCAGTACGAGTTTGACAACTACGAACAGGCTAAACCATGAATGTAATTGTGTGCGGCGGTCGTAATGTTTCAGGTGATGCTTTTCGCAAAATTGTTACTAAATCGTTATATGCAATTCATTCCGGAACGCCTATTGCTAATCTGATTGATTCCGGCGCGTCTCATGATGTCGCTAATTTAGCGCGTGAATGGGCAAGAGTTCACGATATCCAGACAAAAAGCTTTAAAGCTGATTTTAAACGTTATAAGGGCTTTTGCGGAAGCAAACGCAATACCAGAATGATTGATTATGCTTTAAATCATGACGCCCTGAATGGCCAACAAAATTCAGTCATGCTTGTTGTTTTTAAGGATAAACATAATCGCGGCACTAAGGACATTATCAGGCAGGCTACAGCAGCAAATATCTATGTATGGACAGTTGAAATATAAAAGGAGTAAAGACAAATGGATACTATCGAAACACGCAAACAAAATGAGCAGGATTTAAAGTTTGAGATTGTTTATTCATATTATTTTGAAAAATTCATGAATAAATTTTATTCACGGCTTGATAAGCTAATATTATTTATTCTGATGGTTTTGGCTATTATCGCAATAACCGGCACATCTAATGTTGTGATCATTGGCTCAATATCCGCTATCCTGATATTCGTTTTAATTGTCTCCCAAGCCGGTGCCCGTGCCCAGGCGACTAAAACCATATACCAAGAGTATTTTAACCTGTATCAGAATTTCGATAACGTTGATATGGATACCATTAAACGACGGTTTAGGGCGATTCAAGAGAAAGATAACGAAGAAATTAACTGCCTTGCCTATCCTGCCCATGCAGCGACTGTGGAGCATTTAGGAATGACCCCGGATTATGGTTATAAAGAATTACACAGAGGATTAAGCACGCTTGAAAAACTGTACGTATTGTTTATTGGTGAAACAATAGAGTATGAATTTAAAAAAGAATCTAATCCCTATATCAAAATCAAACAGTAACAACGTTGTCGCTAATCCAAGCCAGCTAATTGCTGGCTTTTTCAATGGAGATTATTATGATTGGCAATTATTTAAATGAACCGAATAAATATTTATATGGAGTTTTAAACCCTGTAGATGAAGAAGTATATGCATTTCGTCTTCATCATGCTATAAAAGAAGCCACCATATTTGTTCGAGATAAATTAATTACTTATTATCCAGAAAAAGATATAAAAGTTAAAATTTATCGGAAAGAAAACCGAATTGTACCCAGTAAATACAGTGGTATTAACACTGCCAAAATATTTGAATTACTCAAATATTCAAATCAGTATTTATCTGATCAGACTAATTTTGTTTTAAATAATGATGACATGGCTTCAATGTATTCGAAGCTTCCATATGAAAAAATTATGGAATTAGTCAATATCATAAATAATTTTTTAGACAAGAATATTGATAATACTGATTGGTATGAAGTAGGAGAATTTGTAGAAGAAATTACCTTACCCTACAACGAATACATCAAATACCTATGAACCAAGCCGCTTTAAGCGGCTTTTTAATTAAGCATTATTAATGAACACGTCCCAGCAATAGCTGGTTTTTTATTAGCAGGTGACAAAATGCAAACTACACAAAATGATATAAGTGATTTTTTTACTACACTTTTAAACAAGATAGACATGCTCATTAATGCCCAGAATGATAATAGCAATTTATGGAATGCAGATAGATGCGCACAATATTTTTCCTGTTCAGTTGGTCACTTCAAAAGCCGCATTGCCTGTAAACCTGATTTTCCGCCACCTGTTAAAGTTAATAAAACCGCCTACTCTCTATGGATTCCTACAGAGGTAAAGGCTTATGCTAAGCGTAAGCAATTAATCAAGTAAATCCGCCAGATTGGCGGCGTCAGGAGCATAATATGTATTGAGTAGAATCTTTATATCTCTATGCCCGGAAATTTTGGCTAAATCCATTACATTAACCTTTTTCGACATTCTGGTTAGTGCTTCGCGCCGGGAATCATGAAAATGTAAATCTGAAATTCCGCAAGAATCACGGGCGCGCCGGAATAGCGTACTTAAAGAATCAGCATCTAGGTCAAATACAGATAGCAAATTAACAGATTGAAGTTGATAAAGTAGCTTTATTGCTTTTTTGGATAGCGGGACATCGCGAGAATAACCATTCTTTGTTACCTCCAAATGTGCAACTCGTCGACTAAAATCTATATCATCCCAGACCAGACTGCATAACTCGTTTGCGCGCATAGCTGTTTCAATTGCAAACAAAAAAGCCAATGCAACACGCTGTATTGTTAATTTTGGCGGCGTATCTTCGTCATACATACACCACATACAGATACGGTTTATTTCTTCCTCTGTTGGTCGCCGGGTGCGTGGCTTGTTTGAGGGCGGACGGGTTATTTTAGTTACCGGATTATCATTGATCAGATTCCACTCTTTCATCGCATATTTAAATACACTAGAAATAGTGGTTAATTCGCGAGCAACGCTGGGAGATTGAACCTGCTTCAGACGATCATCACGCCATTGGGCAATGTGAACGGGCATAAGCTCCGAAGCAAGAACATTGGCTAAATCTGTTTTTAAAACTCTATTTAGTCTAAGCGTCTCACTTCTGCTTCCGCGCTTGGAGGGTGTTACTTCTTGCAGATAGCGTCTGATGAGGTCGCCGACTGTAATATTTTTAGGAGTAAGTCCTAGGCGGCGGTTATTGATATCTGATTCAGCTTGCGCCGCCCACTCTCGCGCCTCTGCTTTAGAAGAAAACGTTTTAGTTATTTCTTTGCCTTTAAGGCGAACACGTGCTGTAAATTTTTGCCCACGTTTGAAGATAGAAGCCAT